TTTGCCGTCAAAGTTATACAGTTTGACGCCAGTAATAAAACCACCGATGACAGTTTGGTAATCGGTCAGTTCTTTCAGCGTTAGTTCTTCGAAGGTACAGTCAGGTCTGATGACTACACCTTTAACTGGTCGGTTCATTAGTTCCTTTCTTGATAACAGGATAGACAGACTTGGTAATCGACTGTCTCTCCGTTAGTCATCTCTCCAATATACGACGTTTGTGCGTCGTCATTACACCAAGCACAGAGACCTTCTCTTATACCCCATACTTTATCGAACTCCATAATCTTGTAATTTAGTACCCTCTTCATCAGACTCTCTCTTTCTCGTTGAGAATTGTTGCCGCTAAGACTGGTGTAATTTCAATCTTGTCGGTGATTAAACGATACTCATCTTCATTCTGCGTATTCCACGTTGATACGAAGACACTTGCTCCCTCGTACTTGCGGTAAAAACCAACTGCTTCGTGAACGTTCTCGCCACCCCACAGTAGGTCTCCGTACTTGTCCATAACTTCATAGAAATTAGTCGGTGACATTCTCCCTCTCCTCTATCTTGTAATTTAAAATCTTGAAACCATCGTACTCTAGATTAGATACTGCTGATGCCAACGCATTTGTATCTTCGTCAGCATATTTGTCCGTGATATGTATGGTCAGGACGTACTGTTTAAACATTGTGTTGCCTCTCTTCATTACATTGTTCACATAAGTAAACTCCGTTGCTTGAAAAGTAACGCCATTGTTTAAACGCCAGACCCGATCCGCAGTTGTCGCAGTATGTAAACGGCTTTGACTCGGCCTTGATACTTTCCTCTCCACACGCCGTCTCGGAGTGCTTTACTAGTGTTCTATCAGAGAAGTGCCAGCCACAAACTCCGCACTTCATCAGACCCAACCGCCTCTCCAGCCTCCAGCTTTAAGGTCTGCTAATGAGAGTTCGTCTAAAGTAGAGTAAAAGACATCAAGTTCTTCGTCTCCTTCAACAGGAATATCTAATAGCCCTTCTATTTCGTAGCCGTCAGCATACGACCACGATAGTTTCACGCTATAACTTTCGCCTTCATACTCCAATTCAATGTCACGCACCCACGCAGTTTCACTATGGTCTACAGTGCTGATATTAATTTTGTTTTTTAATTCTTGCTCTTTCATTATTCGCTCACCTCTGTCCAAGTATTTATATTGTCGATGAACTTTGCCTTGTCATCGTCAAGTTTAAATAGCGGAAACTCAAACTCGTTCATAGTCTTTTCAATGTCATCTGTCTCGACGACATAGTTAAAGCGCATATAGATTTCATACTTAGCCATTACGTTTTCCTTTCGTCTAGTTATTACTCCCCAAGTTTCGCACACTCTCTTGTCATCGTCAATGACATTTGATCTGGAGATTACTTGCTCTCGTTTAAACGCATACTAAAGAAACATTTGGATCTACTACACTCCCCTGAAATCGCCCGTGTTTAAACGCCGTAACCAGAGAGCTGGTGCGGATCGAGTTCACGTTTAAACAAATTAAAAATCAAGTCTGTTTCTTCTCCGTCTGTTGTTTAAACATCAGCGCCAGAGCTGGGGTTCTTCTCGCTCTATCGTTTAAACAAATGCTCGTGCTATGATGGTCATTGTAAGTCTGCCGTTTAAACACGACACCAGAGAGCTGCTTCTTCGATCTTTTTCGCGTTTAAATTAAAAGACCTCGCCGAAGCGAGGTCTCTAGGTTCGTTGCCGATTAGAAGTCGAAGTCACCTTTGTACTGGGCGTAGTAGTCGGCGTATTTTTGGGCGCGGTGCCTATTGTAGGCACCGAAGTAGTCGAGTTCGTTATCCCATTCCTGTTCTTGCTTAGGCGTTGGCGAAACTGTAATCGTCTCGCCAGCGAGGAAACGTGGGTCGTTCCACCAGTTCGAGGCGTAGCGAACGCGAGCAGGTGTGAACGTCTTGTACTCCTCGATACGTCCGTCGCGAACGCGAAAGTACTCGCCCTCTGAAGCCTCGTGTATCCAGTCGAGTTCGCAGTCGGTCATAATGGCGGCGTTCTCTACTGTCTCGCGAGTGGAGCCGTAGAACAGAGAACCTGTGTCGGCTTGTGCTATCCATAACGGAGACGAGTTAACGCGGGCAAGGTGAAGCGTACGAGCGTCGTTGGCTGAAATCCAAGCGAGCGCGGCGGTGCCGTACACCTCGGTTAGATACTCCCAAGGCTTACCCTTACTGAACGCGATGAGCGCGGCGACTGCCTCGCTATCGACCTGAGCAACGCGAGGAACGCCGAGCTGTTTAAACAATTCCTTGTCGTTGCTGATATGTCCGTTGTGAGTTAGCACGATGCGACCGCGTGGAATTGGGTGATTATTTCCCGCGATGTCTTTCGAGCCTTGCGTAGCGAAACGGGTGTGGAGAATGGCGGTCGGTGCGCCAGCGCATAACTTATCGCCAGCACTAGGCACGAACTTGCCAGCGCCGACTGGCGCCTTACTGATAACTCTCTTGCCGTTGCGTGGGTTAATCCACGCGGCACCTGTGGCGTCGCCGCCACGATGCTCGATGTCATAAAGCATCTGTCCCGCGACGTCGTGGGTTGCCACGCGTCCGTAATGCTTAGGGTCTAAACAATATCCTGCTATTCCGCACATAAGATAGTTTCCTTTCGTCGTTGGTTGGTTAATGGGTGAAGCATATCACACGCTCACGCGTGAGCGTCTATTCGCACCCGATACAGTCGGCTTGTAGGCAGTCGCCACAAACTACTGTGTTTAAACAGTCTGGGTCGTGTGGGTCGCTGATATGAGCGCCACAGTTTAAACAGTTATCGTTCTCGTCGTACACGTTATTCTCCTCTCGTCGCCTTGTATATTGCCCACGCCAGCATCATCACTAGCACGAGCGCGGAGCCGTTGACATAGGGAAGTTCTGTCATCGTTTAAACGCCACCCTTCACAGAGCTTTGTGAAGCCCTATTGTTTAAACAGTAGGCGAGACTCTCCCGCCGTACTGTAGGCTCGTTTAAACGCAACGAGCTTTTTACGCTCGGCGATCTAACGAACCTAGTACCCGCCGTCGGAGTCGCACCGACGCAAGCCCACTGGGGGCGGGTTGCCACGCTTACCCGTTGAGACGGGCGGCGCGACCTTTCAACCAGTCACCTGTGGCGGGCTTGAGGTCTCCCGATGCGATGAGCGAGTCGATGAGTAAGCCGCAAGCGTTAACGTCCGATGCGGCTCGGTTATATTCGAGTGGACGCCACGCGTCGACTCCCGAGACCTCGGCGAGGTCTACGCCTCGCTTACTCGCCTCGATGAGCGCCGCGATGAACTTAGCCCACGCGATAGCCTTAACTCCGTTAAGCGTTCCTTGGTGTAAGCGGATTTCGACTGTGCCGTGACGGCGTAGGCTTTCGAGGTTGAGCGAGTAATAGCGCGACTGGAAGCGTGAACTCAATTCGCCACCGCGTACCCATTCAGCCTCGGCCTCGGCCTCAACGCGGTTGAGAACCTTACAGAAGTGATTACGGAGACGGGACGGAGCGACGAGCGCTCCGATAGCGTGATGAGTTGCGTAGTAATTGAGGATAAATTGCGCCAGCGCGTCGTTGTTCGATAGGCCGTCGCGGTCGGTGCGACTGAACGCGTTGAACCCGATATGGACGTGAAATCCAGTCGAGCGGTCGACCGATGCTCCCGCTTTCGCGAGGGCACGAGCGACCCGTGAGGCCTCGTTGATGCGGGTATCGTCGAGAATTGGAGATACAACCTCAGCGCCGTTAGGGACGGAGCCGTCGTAAACGGCTTTCCAGCAGTCGAGGTTATCGTCGTGAATATCCTCGCGAACTCGGTCGCAAGCGATACCGCTATCGTTGAGCGCGTTCGATGCGGTCGACGGCGATACGCCTTGGACCTCGAACTCCATTCCGTAGGTGAAAGTAGTCATTACAGCACCTCGACCATAGGCTCGGAGCAGGTAGGGCAGATAGGGGTTCCGTGAGTGATAATCGTGGAACGGGAGACTCGGACGATATAAACGTCGCGAGCGCACTCGACCTTGCGTAAACGGGTCGACTGTTTCGGTTTCAAATTGTTAGTGTCTGGCACTAATAATTCGCTAGTAGTCACTTTTTACCTTTCGTCGATGTCACCGCTTTCGGTGACTGGTGAGACCAGTTTAAACGAAACGAGCGGGAATTGACCGCCAATTTTGGTAACAGAATGGTAACGAAGTTATCCACAGGCCTAGGCCAGTTCTGTGGATAACTATTCGAACACTTGTACGAGCTGTGGATAACTTGGTCTGACTGGTTATGTCCAAGGTTTAAACGCGACGGGTTGCCAGCGCTGTAGGTTTCGCCTTGTTTAAACGGCGGGAGACTTTAAATCCGATAGGGGGCGAATAATCCGACGATACTGGGGGCGAAATAGTGCCGTCGGCCTAGTGTCCATTCCCGTTCACTCTCACACCTGCCACGCTCACCGACCATTCGGCGTTTAAACGCCTCGCCGAACCGACCCACCGATGCTAAAAAAGCTGCCGCACCCCCCCTATGTCCCCACTTAAATATCTCGACTAAAGTTAAGCTCCGTAGATCGTACTTTTCTGCCGTATTTAGTGAGTTCAGTCACAAATAAAAAATTTTTTAGAAAAAAGCGGGAAATGGGTTATTTTTCCCGCCTAATACTATATAGAGACTGTAGACAGGCTGTGATGAGTCTACCAAGGGCTACGCTCCGCTTCGCCCCCGAAAGGGGGCTACAGTCTTACCCCTCGCTGCGCTGTGGCTTGCTCGGGCGCTTCTGTTGGTGCCTAGCACCATTTTTAGTCGGGTGAAATCTATCCATCGCCTGCTATGAATCTAGGAGCCTGCCATAACTGAATCATCTGCCGATATCGCCAAGCGACTCATAATTGAGTGCGTGGCTCAGGGAATGACAGTAGAGCAGGCCTGTAAGTCTGCTGGTAAGTCTCTTAAGACCTATGAGTACTACCGCCGTTCTGATCCCGTGTTCAAGGACAGAATGGACAGAACACGCCTAGGATTACGCGGCGCCTCCTTTATAGAAGAACAAACCAAAGATTTAGATTTTCCAACATTCCGCCAGAAGTACCTTAACTCCCAGACCTTCGGTCATCAGCAAAACCTGATAGACGTTATTGAAGGTAGAGACCCAAGTTGGCTACATCCGTCAATGAAGTACGAAAAGGGTCTGGCAGATAACCGCATCCTTATCAACATTCCGCCCAACCACGCCAAGTCCATTACAGTTACTGTGGACTATGTAACCTGGAAGATTGTCAATAATCCCAACTTCCGCGTCCTGATAGTTTCCCAGACTCAGCGCCTAGCGGCTGACTTTCTCTACGCCATCAAGCAACGCTTAACCCATCCAATGTATGAAAAGTTACAGCAGGCCTATGCTGCTGGAGTAGGCTTTAAATCTAAGACGGCTTCTTGGCAACAGACCCGCGTTACCTTTGGTGATGAACTCCGTGAGTCCAGCGAAAAAGACCCGAACATTGAAGCTGTAGGTATCGGCGGTCAGATTTACGGCAAACGTGCCGATATGATTTTGATAGATGACGCAGTTACTTTGAGCAACGCAAATGACTTTGAACGACAAATCAAGTGGCTTACCCAAGATGTACGCTCCCGTCTCAACCCGACAGGTAAGCTGATTGTCATCGGTACCCGTGTGGCAGCCGTTGACCTCTATAAAGAATTACGGAATCCAGACCGCTACCCAGGCGGCTTAGTCCCTTGGACATATCTGGCTATGCCAGCATTACTTGAACCCAATGAGGACCCCGAGAAATGGGTAACGCTCTGGCCCCATTCAGATGCGCCTTTTGATGGACAGGCAGAATCCGATAAGAACGAGGAAGGTTTATATCCTCGCTGGAATGGCAAGCATCTTTACGCAGAACGTCAAGCAATGGATGCCTCTACGTGGGCTTTGATTTATCAACAGCAAGATATATCTGATGATGCAATCTTTGATCCAATCTGCGTGAAAGGCTCTATCGATGGAATGCGAAAAGCAGGTCGATTGGTGCCTGGCAGTCCAGGTCATCCCAAAGACCTCAATGGTTTCAGTTTTGTTTGTGGACTGGACCCAGCGATGGTCGGAGACACAGCGGCAATATGTTATGCGGTTGATAGGATTTCTCATAAGCGCTACATTGTTGACGCTATCAAGATTACGCGTCCTACGCCTGCACAAATCCGACAACTCATTACCGATTGGACTAACGTATATGCACCATCGGAATGGGTCGTGGAGCGTAACGCCTTTCAATCTTTTCTCACGCAGGATGAAGGAATTAGACAATTCCTCGCTTCCAAAGGAACTGTCTTAAGAGAGCACCACACTGGTAATAACAAGTGGGATGCAGGCTTCGGTGTGGCTTCTATGTCCACATTGTTTGGCAGTAAGCAGGCTGATGGAAAACATCACAGAGATAATCTAATTCATCTTCCATCTGACCAGACAGAAAATATCAAGTCGCTCATTGAGCAGTTGATTACCTGGTCTCCAACAACCAAAGGCAAGACCGATATGGTAATGGCCTTGTGGTTCTGCGAAATCAAAGTACGTGAGTGGCTAAACCAAGGTATCCACGCCACACATCATATGAAGAATCCATTTTTATCGCGTTATGAAAAAAGCAAGCGAATGGTCATCAACATCGATGAACTACTTGCTGATAAAGACAGACAGTTCATCTAGGAGAACCAAGTGCTTACAGTCAAAGAGGTAGTCGCTAAGGTATCGCGTCTTCAAACGAAGTACGCTGCCCGCGACCAGCGTATGCGCGACGTGTTATCAGTGCGTCAAGGTGACATTAGCAAGGTTTATCCTGCAATGTTCTCAGAGGAATATCCAAAGCCTCTCGTCGCTAACTTCGTCGACGTAGCAGCTCGTGACCTAGCTGAGGTTATGGCTCCGCTTCCATCATTCAACTGCGCTGCTACCAATATGGTTTCTGATAATCAACGCAAGAACGCAGATACTAGAACTCGTATTGTCAATTACTACATCTCGATGTCAGAGTTACAGATTCAAATGTACAACGGCGCTGACTGGTTTAACACCTATGGTATGTTGCCAGCAATCGTAGAGATGGATTACGAGACAAACAATCCTCGTATTCGTTTGCTCAATCCATTTGGTGTCTATCCAGAAATTGACAGATTCGGTCGCACAATTTCCTTGACTCAGGTTATTCAGACCGATGCTGAAACATTGGCATCACAGTATCCAGAGTTTGCATCTCAGATTATGCCTAGGACTTCCTTCACAATGGGCAGCCCTTACATCTCAATGGTTCGTTATCACGACAAAGACCAAGATGTTGTCTTCTTGCCAGATCGTGAGAACTTAGTTCTATCTAACTTGCCAAACCCAACTGGCAAATGTATGGCACGTGTGGCTGTTCGTTCATCTATCGACGGCGAAGCACGTGGTCAATTCGATGATGTTTTAGCAGTACAACTAGCACGTGCTCGATTTGCTGTTCTTCAAATTCAGGCAGCAGAGAAATCAATTCAGGCACCTATTGCTATTCCGCAAGATGTACAAGAACTTGCTCTTGGCCCTGATGCAATTATGCGTTCTGCTAATCCACAAGCAATTCGCCGCGTACCACTAGAATTACCAACAGGAGTATTCACAGAGTCTGGTGTATTAGAACGCGAACTACGTCTTGGCGCTCGCTATCCAGAAGTTCGTAGCGGTAACGTTGATGCTTCTGTCATTACAGGTCGCGGAGTTCAGGCGCTCCAGGCTGGATTTGATACCCAAGTTCGTGCGGCTCAAGCACAGTTTGCAAGATTATTTACTGAACTAGCATCACTTTGTTTTGAAGTAGACGAAAAGATTTTCGGCAGCATCCAGAAAGAAATCAAGGGTGTTGATGATGGTACTCCATTCAATATGAAGTACATCCCAAGCCGCGATATCAAGGGTGAATATGGCGTAGATGTCCGTTACGGCATTATGTCTGGTATGGACCCTAACCGCGCAATCATTGCTTTGCTACAGATGCGTAGCGATAAACTTGTAAGCCGCGACTATGTACGTCGTGAAATCCCAATGGAGCTCAATGTCACTCAAGAAGAACAGCGTGTGGATATTGAAGAGATGCGTGATTCTTTGCGCGTTGCTGTTGCTCAGTACGCCCAGGCTATTCCTACGCTTGCAGCACAAGGTCAAGATCCTTCTCAAATCGTTTCCCGAATCGCCGAAGTAATCAAAGGTCGTCAAAAAGGTTTGCAACTAGAGACCATTGTAGAGAAGGTGTTTACTCCAGAACCACCTCCACAACCAGAAGTGCCAATGGGCGCAGAAGTTCCAGCAGCAGGTATGGCCCCCGTTCCTGCCTCGCAGCCAACTCCAGAACAAATGGGTGCGGCCCCTGCTGCTGGCTCTCGTCCAGATATAGCGTCATTACTCGCATCTATTGCAGGGTAAGGGAGGTGTGATATGAAAAAAGGTGGTCGTGCAAAGGCTTCAGTACAGAAGCCAACAGAAGGCTCAAAGAAGGCTCCAATGCCAAAAGGCGGGATGGTCAAGTTTGGCTATGCTGCTAAGGCTCGTAAAGGCAAGAAGGCTTAAGTATTACTTAGCGAGAGGATAGAGCGTGGAAGATGAACAAGATTCAGTACCGCGCTCTGTCTCTTTCGCAGATGTGTTTGTAGTTTTATCAAGTTTATTTGTAAATATTATTCGAGCAATAGAAGCGTTTGCATCAGAAATTTTAGATTTAGCAGTATATAACGCGAACAGAAAAACAAAGGTTTCCAAAGTGTGGGAACAATTTACTTCAGATTTAGAGAAGATGGAGGACAATAATGGCTAGAGGCCCACTCGCAGGAGCAGCAGGTCCAGGCAAGTTCTCCAAAAGAACAGATGGATTAACCCTTCCATCAGCATCATACGGCGAAGGTGTTGAGACTGCAGCAATTCAAAGCGGCGCTCCACTTGCCAGAACAGCAGATGTGCGTCCAACCCCAGCATCAGATGTTCGTGCTGCTGCTTCTTCGCAGCCAGTAACTCCTTTATATGCACCAACACAGCGCCCAGATGAACCAATTACTACTGGCATTGATATGGGACCAGGCGCAGGAACTGAAGTCATTGGCTTAAATCAAATGCCTACAGAAGAAGACGTTAACTTTAGATCATCAATTAGAGAATACATACCAGTTTTAAGTTATATCGCTCAACTTCCTAATACTTCACCTGAAACTCGTAAGGCAATCCGACAACTAAGGGATAGCCTGTGAGTGGATGGTTCAATCGAATTGGTGACGTTGCCACAACTGTAGTAAAGAACGCTGGAAAGTTCGGCGGAGAGTTACTAGGCGCGGCTACTGCTCCAGCACGTTTTGCTTGGGATGTGGCTACAGCTCCTTGGAATGATAATGAGCAGTACAACGGCTTTATTAATACATTTAAGTATGCTGGCGCTGGCGCTACTGAACGTATCATTACACCTCTAGCATCTGCTGGCGGAGCCATTATGAAGGTTCCTGGTGTAGCAGGTGCTGTTGAGCGTATTAATCAGGTTAACCGCGATTATATCCGCGAACCTCTTACCACATTTGAACTTGTATCTGGAGATTTAAAGTCTAGTCGTACTTCATTCGAACAAATTTTTGATCCAAAAACTTGGGTTAAAGGCTATGAAGCAGCGCAAGATATTTCTTTTGGTCAGGCAACAGTTTACAATCTTCGCAGTTCTTATGACCCAAAGTTTAATATTTATGACCCACGCGAACGCGATGCCGCTTTTAAGAAAAGTGGTTGGGGTAAATGGCTTTCAGGTGGTCTTGATTTAGGTATTCAGTTCTTTGGCGATGTAACTCTTGCTGGTGGAAAGTTGGCTAAAGGCATCAAGGCTAGTGAACTTGGCGTAGGTGCTTTAAAGAATGCTGATGCAGTAGCCAAAGCCGCAGAGGATATTACTAAGGCACAAGGCGGAGAAGTAAATCGCTTCACCAAAGTAATCAAAGATTTTACAGATAACAACTCAACATATGCTCTTAATCATCCTATGGTCAAGAGTTCAAATAACCCTGGTCTGCTTGCCCACCTACTTGGTGATTCAGTAGACGAAGCAGAGACAGCGCTTATTCTTCGTTCCGCCCTTGGTGATCCAGTTGCTATGGACGAACTTGCTTTACAGCGTAACTATATTACAGACGCACTTAAGACTGCTCGTGGTGACATTAGCGCAGTTGAAGAGTGGAAACTTTTTTCAGCGCCAGATGGTTCTGGAATGATTCCATTCTTAAATGAAGATGCTGCAGTAATTCAAGCCGCAAGAGATAACTACGCATCATTAGCCGCAAGCGATAAGTATTTCTCAAACTTGATGGAACTTAGCAAAAGTGGCGGAACTCTTAAGAGAACCACTGGCTATATTGGTCAAGGCGTAGAAGATTTTATTGCCAAGGGTCGTGCTACTAAATATTACGACAAGAAGGTTGGGAACCCACGTATTGAGGTTTTTCAGCCAACTCCATTCCATCGTATGTATCAAAAGATTTCTTGGGCAGCGCAAGAACGTCCTGCTGGAATTGTTGACTTTAACGACGCTGACTCATACCGCGAAATTGTAGCCAACGTAAATGACCTCAATAAGACATTAAAACTTGATGGCACTGAAAGCAAGAGATTGCTTGACACCTATATTTCAGCCGCTACACCAGAGGCTCGAAGTGTGGCTACTCTTAATCTAGAGTCTTACGCTGTGCGTCAGTTGGCTTTAAAATATGAAATTGATGAAAAGGTTGCTGAAGAACTTTACAACAACTACAAACGCGCTAGAACATCTGCCCTTAAATCTATTAAAGACAATGGCTTTATGGTTGATACTGATGGTTCTATCCTTAAGATTCCACAGTTTGAATCTCAGACCGCAGACTTCCTGCCAATTATGGATTTTCGCTTGATGGACAGTTTGCTCAAGCAAAATGCCTCAGCATTGCGAAAGATCACTGCAGGTTCGAAAAACTCAATCATTCACTATGCTGACCTTTTCCAAGACATATTCAAGGCTGGCGCACTCCTTCGTGTTGGTTACACTCTTCGTAATGGACTAGATTCACAGTTACGTATCGCAGCAGCAGTCGGCGCTATGACTACTCTTCGACACGTTGGTCCTGGATTTAAGAACCTTATTAATAATACATTGGCTGTTCCTAGCCGAATTGTTGATAGATATGCTCCAAAGTTTGAAGGTATGACCCTTCGTGAGGTACAACAAAAGTCTCGTGGAGTCATAACTCAACTAGAGAAAATCAAGAAAGATATTAGCGAGGTAGAAGCTTCGCTATCTTTGAGACCAGATGACCTAGACCTTGCTGGAAAACTCAACACATTGAAACTTCTTCAAGAAGAAAAGCGGGCTGTCTATGATAAGTTCGCAGATGTTCTCAATGCCTACAAGGGTGCAAAGCCAAAAGAACGTATTGGACGTGGTACATTCAAATTAACTGGCTCTGATGGTCAGGTTTACGAAATTAACGACGCTTTTGGCGGTCCATTAGGTGAAATGTTCCGCAGAATCGCCTCATCTGGTAATGCTTTTGAGCGTTTAGTTGATAGTAATACCGATATGTACCTACGCAAGTTGTCGTCAAAGGGTATCGGAACTATTAAACCTACAGATCCTGGATACTTTGAACAATGGGCGCAGACTTTGCGCCAACAATTTGGCAACTCTGCAGTAGCAAGTCGTATTGCAGCAGGAGAACCACTAGAAAAGATTACTGAATGGCTACGTAATAGCCCACAGGGTCGTGACTTACGAGTCCGTTTATCCATTGGAGCAGACGAAGCTGCAGAATACGTGACAAAAACTAGCGGATTCCTTGACCAGTATCTACCAATTCAATCAGGCTTACGCGGAAAACTTAAAGATATTACCGCAGAGGACCTTCGTGGAGCATTTAAAGACCCAACAGAATTACCTTTAATTCACGGACACGTTCTCGAAGAAAGTCTAAAGAACATTGCTAAGAGAACTAGCAAAGACCTTATCAACACAGCATTTAAATTCCTAGGTACTTTGCCAGAAGACGCTTGGGCGCGTAATCCGCTATACATTGAATTGTATCGCCGTGAGGCAAAACGGCGCCTAGATATTATGACTGGTCTCAAAAAGGAAAGACTTACCTTTGATGAGCAACAGGAATTAATGATGGCATCTCACAAGATTGCTTTGCGTGAGATGAAAGGCATCCTCTTTAATATTGAGCGTAAGTCAAACCTTGCGATGATGTTTAAATACCTAAGTCCATTCTTCTCTGCTCAAGAAAATGCAGTAAAGACTTGGCTTAAACTTGCTGCTGCTAATCCTGCGATTGTTAATCGTGGCTATCAAGTATGGCAAGCGCCTAACAGAGCAGGTCTTGTTACAGATTTTGAAGGCAATGTGGTTCCACCAGGTCAGACAACAGGTAATGACATTATCTGGGTTAGCCTTCCAAAGGGAATCACTAAACTCCCTGGCTTACAGTCACTGACTACTATGGGTATACCAAAACAATCTCTTGATGTTGTTTTTGGTGGCGGTCTAGATGTTCTATACAACAAGGGAAGCCAAACTGTCTTTAGCGACATTTTCCCAATCGGTCCGTATATTGCAGTTCCTGCATCTGAAGTTATCAAGATGAAACCAAGTCTTGAGGAATCTCTTAAGTTCATACTTCCATTTGGAGCATATGACGCAGCCTGGCAAGGTGTTACACCAGCTTGGTTACAGAAGCAGATTATTGCCCAGTCAGGTATCGACAATGACCAGTATGCTGCTAGTTGGCTATTGATCTATAACACGGAACAAGCAAGAGCAAAGCGTAACGGCTTGCCACCTGTTCCAAAAGAGAAGATAGACCAAATGACTACACAGTATTGGCATATGCGTACTGTGGCTAACTTGGTTATGCCGTTTGCCCCAAGATTTGAGACTCCTTATAAGTTCTATCTTGATAAGTCCCGCGAGTATCGTAGGTTATATGGCTTAGAGGCAGACGCTAAATTCTTACAAGATTTCCCGGAATTCTTTGCATTTACTACACGTTTATCAAAGAACCCAACCAATATCCAGTCATCGCAGTATGCGGTTGAACGTATCAATAAATATCCAGGTCTAGTATCAACATTAAGCGAACTAGAACCTAGATTGATTGGAACTATTGCTAATAACTTTGAGAACTATGAGTTCTCTCAAGCGGCATACACTTATCTAAAGGGCAAGAGAATTGCTCCAGGGTCAAGTCAAAAGTTCTTAGAAACGGTAGATCCCATTGATGCTCTTAAAAAGACTGAAGCAGAAAAAGGCTGGATTGTCTATAACCAAGTTATGGACGCTATTGATAATGAACTTCAAGCACGAGGCCTGCCATCTACGCAATCTAGAGGTGCTGAAGATTTGGCTGAAATTAAGAGTCTTGTTATCCGCAAACTTGCTCGTAAAACTGATGAGAATGGTAACCCTATTCGCAATCCAAAGACAGGTCAGTATGAACAGACCGCTTGGTTTGATGATTATCTAGACTCAGATGGTTCAAAAACAAATAGAGTTGTAGTCGGTTTATCAGAAGTAATTTCCGATGAGAAATTTATGAAAGACAATGGCTCTAATGCTACGTGGAAATCAGTCGCTGCTTATCTTGAGATACGTCAAAAGATAGCGGCTGAACTCTCTATGCGCGAAGTTAAAAGCATTGATGCTAAGAAAAACAAAGACCTTAGAGCAGTGTATGACCTTGTAGTAAATAAATTAAAGAATGATGATAAGATGGGATTTGCCTATCTATACGACAGATTCTTATCGCAAGACCTTATATTTGATAAGTACCTAACCCCAGGAGTGACTAAATAATGGCTGGTCCTAGAATCCCATTTAAACCAGAGTTCGGTGGTTTTACAGAAAAACCAACCACTACTGGCAGTGGTCTTTATAGTCTCTTAGGCGGTATTTTAAGTCCAGACGAATTAGCATATATTAGGTCTTT